CTGTTCACCCATATAGTAATACGTATTACCGCCAGCTTGGAATGATGTATATCTTTTGATTGAATATGTTTGTTCAGTAGTAAAATTCAGTGTTAGATTATAGCGGTAAGACTGCATATGATCTAATTCGTAACCAAGTGTTCTCGCATCACGAATAACCATGTTACGTTTTCTTGCTTGGGTTAAGAGAGTTTCGTTAATGTTTACAGCTGTGTTAGCATTAAGCATGCTGGTAAGATAAGACATGGCTGTAACCAATTGCATGGTATTTGAACCTTCTTCTATATCGTAGCCCTTTTCAATAAACTTATTTTCTACATATGAATAGATTTCATTAAAGTTAAATGGGATTATTTCTTTAGTTGCCATGTAAAATACCTTTTTTATTCTATTTATAAATTGAAAGAGACTGATGTCGAAGCTACAACTTCTTCAACCGAAGCATTAAATGATGAATCAGTATATGTGAAATAGATATCGATTACAATTTTATTGTATGCTTCATCACGTTTTATTTGTACTTCTTGAACGTCGATTCTTGTTTCAAATTCCTGTAAAGCCTCATACACATAATTTTTTGCAACTGATGCCGTAAGGTGATCCAGTGGTTGAAAAATAATGTTATAAAGATCGCAACCGAATTGTGGTTTTCCGGGTACGCTGCCTCTCCTAGTTAATAGAATATTTCTAATACTTTGCCTGATTGCATCAAGCCCAGTAGAAACCGTTGACAATGTCGTTAAATCTTTATACATGTGAACCTCTTATAATATTTTGTATTATTTATATAGAAGTCAAATATTTAAAAATCAACCACCTGCAAATACGTTACCTGACCCAGATGCATTTGAACCACCACAAGAAACCGGGTCTCCGATACGATTAATTGGTTTGCCGTTTACAAAAACTGTGCCACTACCACCAGCTTCTGATGCACCATGTGGTGGTGATGGTGATGGTGAACCGTGGGGAACAAAGGCATCGCCCTGTCTCCTGCAGGCTCTACTATTTACAAATACGTCTGGGCTTCCACCACTCATTGATCTTGGCGGAAATGATCCGTGTCCTGTACAACTATCTCCGCTTCTACTTACTGATGGCATATTCTACTCCTATAATGCATCTAAGATTCCACTAAGCTTTTCTGATTTTTCGGGATATTTTGCAGCAATATAATCTGCTGAATTATCGTATGTTATTCCATCAACCACTAATGTATTTTTGGACCATACTCCGCCAATGTTTTCACACAATTCTCTAGTAGGTATAATTGTTAAGCTACACATGCCGCGATCTGAATCCCATTCTCCACCAATTTCTTCGCATTTTGCTTGTGTTTGTGGAGTAAATATATTACAGAGACCATTCTTTTCATTCCAAGTACCACCAATAGCTTCACACTGTTCTTGTGTTTGTGGTCCAGAAAATACACAATAGTATGCTTCCCTCCCAGCCTTACCATCTAGGTAGTTAGCCGCTAATAACATAGCATCACCGTCGTGGTCTTTTACAAGTTTAATTGTATGCGAAGCTGATGTACTGCCAGGAATTATACATGCACCGTTACCATCTTTTTCAATCCATGAAACCGTAGTCGTAAACGTAAAATCGTATGTTTGAGCTGCGTATCTTCCATTATAATCTGGGTAATTTCTACAATCTACCTCAACATATTTTAAATCTTTTCTTGGTGATTGAGTACTTGTTTGTTCCCATAATCCCTCAATGGTTCCGGAAATAACACCACTTCCATCAATAGAAATACCTTGGGGCACATCACCAGAAATTGTCCACCCAGTGATTGAACAATTTAAGCTATCTTCGGTATACGCTACCTGATGACTATAAAATTCCCTCTCCCTTGGATTATCAGCTGGGCCAGCTTCATTATTAATTAAACCGGGATCATCGATACTTACACCCATAAATTACTCCTTAGTTCAAGTTAATAATACCAGCGTCCATATCAATTTCAGGCCCAGCATCAATATCAATTTTACCAGAAACGTTTAGTGTAAAATTACCACCAACATTCCAAACGACATTACCATCCGAATCATAATTAATATTGCCACCAACGTGTTCTTTTACTTCACCTTCAATAAATCTATGGACATACCCTTTAATGATTTCATCAATATTTTCACTAACATATCTATTCACACTAGCTGTAATAAGTTCATTAACATCAGCGGCATGCATATAATAATTTGCTTCTGTACCTACAGATTTCTGAACAAACGAACCATCTGGTCTTATTTCAACATAACTTCCCGTTCTATGATAAACACGGATTCGTTCGTTACCAGATGTATCGTCTATCTCAACAACGTGCCCAGATTGCGTTTCTATAACTGATGTATCAGGATAGACCGCGGCATCCGATAAAGATGCAGGTTCTTTAAATGTTGGATCAGTTCCAGATACACCATCTGTTTCTGTGACTTCGTTTAGTGTTTGGTTAATCTTATCATGAGCAGTGGTATCAACTGAGACCGGTGTATCTGTACCATCCACTGATTGAATGACTTCGGTTGGTTCATCGTAGTACGCTTCAGATAATTTTTCATTTCTTGCAAGTCTATTGATATCTGATTCAGCGCTTCTTTTAACATAAGGGTATACTTCATCAGGGTCGTAGAATCCTTCGCCACCGCTTGCCTTTCCTTTTGAATCTTCAGAGTTAATCCCAGATATTGTACCAACGATGACAGGTTTATTTTGGTCACCCATTTCGAGCATTACCCAAACCCATGTACCTTGTCTTAGTACACTAGAAACACCTACGCCACCGACTAATCCAAAAGCGGTGCTTCCCATCACCTCAGCCCAAGGTAAATCTTCTGTCTTTATAGCAGCAAATGCTTCGCCACCATTACCATTCTCACTGGTGTGAACACCATGGATTCTTACTTTTACTCTGCCAATCTTTTCAGGGTCTTTGTTATCTTCAACAACTGCCCTATACAATATCATACTCATAATTTACCCTTATGCTTTCTTAACAGTATCCGCTCTGTTAAGAGTAATTTTTTGGACCATTGAATCACCGACGATTTTATCAACAACCTTAGTACTTATCCATTTTCCACCAAGAACCATATTACCTTTTGCGAGGCCATCCGCAGTAGATTTATTACCAGCCAATTTTAAATTGTAAATTTGGTTAAGGTCATTTTTGAAATATCCATTAACCGCAATTTCACATTGGTTCTGAGAAAGAAATTGTTCTCTCATTTTGTACTTCGTTTGATCAAAATTTAATGTTGTTTGATAAACGTCTCTAACACCATCTTCACTTTGTGGATTGGCTGTATCATCGTTTAATGAATATTCATCCATATCATTTAGTTCTTCATATACGAACTTCTTAATACTAATATCAAAAGCAACAGCTCTGGTTTTTGGTGGTGTATTTGATTTCTTCCCGTGTTGTGCCTTAATATCGTGAATAATATTTTTGTATAATTGGTTATCGGTTTGTTGAATAAAATCGCCGTTTTCTTCTAATGAACTTGGTTTTAACTCATCAATAGTTTTCAATGCGATTTTGTCTTTTGTTTGATAAAAGTAGTATCCGTATTTTCCAAGTTCGGTTTCAAACGAAGTTAAATTATCTTGGTGACCTGGAATTACAAACCCAAACGAATCAGAGTTGTCTGTAAGATCCAATTCATGGTAATCATTAATACCCAATTCGGTTAAGTATTCTTCTAATGCTGTCTTTGGGTTTCCGGTAAAACTTTTTGCTTTATAGCTTCTACTTAATACATATGAGAATTTATCCTGTAATTCCATCTTAAGTATTTTATTATTTTTACTTGTTGGGAGTTCATCAACATCTAAAATAACGAATGTTTTATCAACTTCCTCGTCAAAAATATCCATATATTTTATAACAACTTCTGCAGTTTTAAGATCTTCCTGCATATTCATTTCATATAAGTCATCAAATATTAATGTGCAATCAACTTTAGGTGACTTATTCGTATAGGACAATTCAACTGAGATAATAACCTCAGGGATTAATTTCGTTGAACCGATAGTAACTGAATAAGACTTTAATTTATTAGCAGCATTAAAAAAGTTACTCATATGTATCCTTTATCTTTAAGTAATGAAACAAAGTCATTTATTTTAGATTGTTTTACAACATAAATATATCTAAAAAATTCATTTTCATTCTGAACTTCACTCATTAACTCAGTATAGAATTCATCAACCCTACTTTGATTAAGTGGAGCATTATCGTAAATAAAGTTCTTATAATAATTTACATTCGCTAGAGCAGTTTCTGATAATGTTTCAAAATCGTAAGGCATATCAAATAAAGGTGTCCTATCATTTATTAATAGAAGAACATCCCAGTAATCGGTTGTGCCATATAATTCGTAAGATACCCTTTCTAATTTATCGCCATTATCCATTTTGTAAATAGATAAGTAACTTTCAATCTCAGAAAAGATAGACCAAACATCAATACTTTTACTGAAATAGTCGGATACGATAAATTCATCCAACTCCTCTGTTTCGTATTTCATTACTGTATTTTTCATATCTTATCCTTAATAGAAATCTGCTGTTACTGTTGATCTTTCAGCGAAAGACATATCTAATCTAATGAATTTTGGGGTGCCGTCTGAAAAGTATTGTAATTTACCTTCGGCTGCATAACTAATATTCATTGATTTACAAACCACGTTATTCATATTCATCAGAGAATTGATATAATCATT